GTTCGTCCGCCTTCGCGATGAGCGTCGGCTTCATCCCCGGGTCATTCTTCGCGATCATGTACCCGACGCGCTGGGCGGCCAGCTCGCCCACGATGACCATCGGGTCCGTCTCGTACTGGTAAAGCGGTCTGGTGAATATCCATCCCATTGTTCTTTCCTCCCTTCCTGCTTTTGATTTCCATTTCGTCCACCTGAAACAGATATCGCATCCAGCCGTTCAGGTAGATTTCCACGGTCTTTTTCTTTTCGTCCACGACGATGCGGCTCACGGCGTCGCGGTAGTCCATCCTGTCGCAGGTCAGCACAGCCATAGGGACTTCACCCCTCTTCCATCATCCTGATCAATTCCCTGGCCCTCTCCGGGGTTTGCTTCGCCCACAGGGAGAGGCGCATGTTATAGGCCGCCATCTTCCAGTCGCCGCGCTCGATGGCCGCCAGGGTGTTTTCCCACTTCCTCATCCCGTCGAGGCCCATCTGAAACGTCATGTCAATGAGGACGTCCTGGCGGGCGGGAGAGAGGTCGTCCCAGTTTTTCACCAGGGTCTTCGCGCCGGACTCCGCCTCCGCGTAATCTTCCTCGAAAATGAGCTCCGCGATGCTGCGCGATATTCCCTTCGCGCTCAGGTTGTGGCCGAAGCCGATCGTCCACTTTCCCCTGGTGCACTGGTAAAGTCTGAGTCTCAGGCCTTCGTGGCGCTTGATCATGTCTTTTGTCATTTCTTCTTGAGGATGATGTCCTCTGTGATATCGCCGATTACCCTGTGTCCATGTGAAAAAAAACGTTCGTCTGCCGAATCCTGCCACTTCTCCTGAGCACAGACATGATCGTCAATTTTCTTGATAATCTCTTTCTTCGTTTCATCAAATTTTCCGATCAATGTCCCGTGTCGTTCCTCGACGAGCTTTGCGAGAGCATCCTTCTTCTCTGTATCCGCCTGATCTTTGCTATCCTCAAGTTTCTGATTCTTTTCATCCTCTCTTTTGATCTTCCTCTGATAGCGGAAATAGGCAATGCTTCCCAAAAGCCCGAAGAAGGCCGTCAGAATGAGGTTCAAGGTCAATGCGTAGTAGTGATTGCCTATGCGGACTAAATCTGCTTCCATGGTTTTCTCCGATACGTGCCTGTGCTAAACCGCCAGGCAGGCTCCGGCGATGAAGAGCCTGCAAAGACGTGTAAAAGTGCATACCATCGCCGCGTCCGCGGCGATTCCCGCGATGCTAAGATATCACCCTGCCCTGCGCGAAGATGCAGATGGCGCCGGCGCCGGAGGCGTCCACGGTGAAGGATTTATTGGCCGCCAGGACCATCCCGTAGGGAAAGTCGAACTGGATGGACGTGTTCGCCGCCATCGCGACCGGGCCGATTAGGGCGGTCTCGACGGCGCCGGCGCCCGCCCCGGATCCGATGGTGATCGAGATGGCGCTGGCCCCGTTATTGATGGTCAGGTGGTCCACGACGATATTGTACCCGGCGCCCGGAGTCGCTTTCAATTCCTCGCAGCCCGAGGCATCAGCACTTGTGGCGTTTATGATCCAGCCGAATTTCCCCGGGGTCGGCGTTGTAACTGCTATTGCCATTTTTTTTTCCTCTCGTTTCAAAAAAAGGGGCGGGCGATCCGCCCGCCCCCGTCGGTCTTTATGGGTGGATATGAGTTTTACGGGTTAACGAATCGCCGTCACGTATGCCCCGTCGCTCATCGGATAGTAGAAAAGGGAGTGATAGCACGCTCCCGCTGACTGGTTCGCAGTCGTGGTCAGGTGGCCGATGGTGCCGATCCCGTCCTTGTATCCGACAATCATCGGGGCCGCGCAGATCAGATCCGAAACGCCGCCCGTCGTGTTGCAGATGACATGAGTGGTTCCAGCCACCGCGCCGCCGGTCCAGCAGACCCTGCTCCCGATCGTGGCGCTTGCGATACTGAGGCTGACCAGTCCGAGCTTCGTTGATACGATGGCCGGGGTATGGGTGGCGCACGAGTAGGTATACTGAAACAAGGTGGCATCTGCCGCGAAATTGGTCGTTACTTCAAGAAACAGATTGAGGAGCAGGATTCTCCCGTAGATGTTGAAGTCCTCGATTTGCGTCCCGACCATGTAGGTGGTGTTCAACATGACCCCGGTATCGACCTGAAGGCCGCGCCCGATGTCGCCGATTCTTGCAATGGTGCTGGGATTGTAGTTCATTTCATCCTCCTCGGATGGGGACCGTCATCATTCCGTACGGCCCCGGTGTTAAGGGGGACGGGCCGAAACCCGCCCCCTCGTTTCGGTGGTTTATGTCAGGGCGGTCACGGAGACGTTGCTTCCGAACCGCGGCTTGAGAATCGCGTGGACCTGGACGTTACCCGTGGCTCCGGTGCTCGGGTCGCCGAATTGAAGAGTCAACCACTTGTGACCGGAAGCCATTTCCGCCGCATCAACTTCGATAATCAGCATGAAGTTGTCCTTGCTCGCGTGGGCGATGGTCACAACAGCCACCGCTTTCGTCCAGGCCGCGAGAACATCCGCGCTCGCAGATCCCGTCGCCGCGGACCCGTAGGCATACCTGAACGGAACGAAGGTCGTGCAGGCCCCATCGGTTGCGCCGCTGTAAACGCCCACGGTAGGATTTGCGCCGCCGAGAGTCTGGAGGCCGACGATGAATGTCGCCTCATGGTAGGCGGACATGTTGATTGAATCCCCGCTCGCGGTGGGATCTCCGACATTCATGTCGTTGTCGCTGAGGACCGGGACGATTTTATAATTTTCACAAAGCATAAGTTTGACCTCCTCTTAAGCGATCGCCGTGGGCGGAGTCGCCTGCTGATACCTGCCGCCGTCCAGGATGTAGAGGACGGAGACAAGGTTCCCGGCGTCCCCGGCTGCGGCGCCCAGGTGGACCCAATTCCGGCCGTTGGTCAGGCAGGACGCGGAGACGTAGAAGGCGACCAGGGCGTTGTCACCTGCCGTGCCGTTGATGGTGTAGGTGACGGCGTCCGTTTGCCGCGTCCAGGTATCCGTGGTCTGGGCGTCGATCTTGCTCCAGATCTGGAACTCCGACTTTGCCGCGAGGGGATAGGTCCCCGCCTCGGCAACCGCCTTGGTCGCCCCTTCGTGAACGGTCAGGACAAGGCTGTTGGCGTCCACCGCGTAATCCTCGTGGATGATGATCAGGACGCCGTTGGCGTTCTCGAGGTTCACGGCGCAGGAAGTATCCGCCAGGGCATTCGACGCGACCGGCTCGTGCCCTTCGACAATTTGATAATTTTCAGGTGTCAGTCTCATGATGGCCTCCTTTAAGCGCGGGTTTCCAGGGCCACGAAGTGGCTCTGGGTGTAGGTGGAGCCGCCCTTGTAGGGGGTGAGCGCGGAGGCCCGGACCGGCTGGCCATCCACCCGGAGAACAAACCGGAAGACGGACTCATCGTAGGTGAAGCGAACATGAATGCTCATGTCGGACTGGATACCGCCCTTTTCTGCCAGAATATATCCCCCGGCGAGATCCGCAAATATGATGTCGCCGACGGTGCCGAGTGTCGCCGCCTGCTCGATGGCCATGACCGGCCTGCCAAACAGGGTGCCGTAGGGCTGGCCAGAGAGGCCGCCCGCGGGCATGTAAATGGGGATGCCGCCGGTGCCGACCGCGAGGCTCATGGTGAAGAGCTGGGGCTCGATGTTCTGGTTAATGAGCCACACGGCGTTCGGGCGGGAGGAAGCGAAGATCCGCGAATACATCTTGATGACGTTTTCAGCCACGACGGTGGCCGCTTTCTGACCCGTCTCCTTGGTGACCGACACGAGGCATCCGGCATTAAGGATGCCAAGGGGCTGGCCGGCGCCGGTGCCATTGATGATCGCGTCATCGAGAAGGAACCCGAACTCGGAGACGAACCCGCCGCGGATCACGCCCTCGAGGGCCGCGGCGTCCTGGAGAAGCTCGTCGGTTGCGTAGCAGAGGCCGATCAGCTTCTTGAGGTTGAGCTCGATTTTCCTGAACTTCGGCTTGGAGGCGGTCTTCTCGGCCGCTTCCTCCTCCCAGTATCCGAGGATGCCGCCCGAGCGTGTGGACGCGCGGGAGGTCTCGTCAATGCCGTTGATCTTGATGCTGTTGGCATTGCCGCTGATAGGGATGCGCCGGCAGCGGGATGCCAGGATGCCCGTCTGGAAAACCTGCTGCAGGAGCTCATTGCTGAAATCCTGCTGGACGAGGAACCCGCCGTCCGAGGGGACCGTTTCTCCGAGGCCGGAAATGGCGCGGGTGTTCCAGAGGCGGGGGTCGGTGCTGCCGCCGGGCATTCCTGCCCTCATGACGGCCGCGAGCTGCTCGCCGAGGGACGAAAAGCGGTCCTTCTTCTCCGCTTCCGGAGTCCTCGACTGCGGGCCGGGATGGGTGACGGGCTTGTGCGGCGTTTCGAGCTCCGTGCGGATTCGCTCTTCGCGTTCGACGGACGCGAGTTTCTTCCGCAGGGATTCGACTTCGTCCATCAGCTCGTTCGTCAGGGAAATTTCGGCATCGGTCGGTTCTCGCCCGCTTTCGGCGGCGCACTTTGCACGAATGTCCGCAACTTTGCCCATCAGGGTTTTGATGGCTTCTTTGTACTGTGAGATCGTCATTTTAAAGTCTCCTATTTGTCGTTGTTTTTAGAAATATGAGAATCTACCTTCACCGCCAACTGCAGCCATCTGGGTCTGGTGTCCGCTTCGGAATGCTTTGCAGGCGGTTCCGGGGCGGTTTCCGTGTGCTTTGCAGGCGGCACGGAAAGGCCAGGGATGCAGGCGCTTATCGCTTTGAGTTCTTCTTCTGTGAGCGGGTCTCCCGCTTTGAGCTTCGCGATGGTCCGATCGAGGGCCTCCCACCGGTCCGGCCTGGGCGCTTCCTTCTTGTGGAATGCGGCCCGGAGCTCGGCCGAGGTCGTGGGATAGGCTGGGTAGGTGACGACGGAAACATCGAACAGGGTCACGTCCTCCAGTATCCTCTCGTCCTTCTCGTAGTCGACGGACTGCTTGTTGACCAGGAAGCCGAAGGACATCTGCGTCAGGTCTCCCCGGCGCATCGACACGATGAGGTCCCTGCCGTAGGTCGTATCCGGCGGGGATATCTCGACGGCGAGCCCTTTATCGTCCTCCCGCAGGGAAAGCGTGTGGGCGGGCTTCGCCTTGTTGCGGCCGAGGATCTTGCTGGGGTCGTGATCGATCAGGGCGCGTATGTCGTTTTCACGGATGGTCTTGGCGAAAGCCCCGGGCTTGATGCTCTCCCGGAACCACCCGCCGATATCGGCCCACGTATTGAATACGGCCGCGTATCCGACTATCTTCGGATTGGAATCCCCTTCGACCCTGAGCTGCCCCGAGGGCAGGCACCTCGTCTCTATCGTTTCATCGTGCTTGACATACATGGCTTATACCTCATCGTTTTTCGTAATCCGGCAAAATGGCCTTCTGCTTGAGTTTCTCCGCGAGGACGCGGTTGTATAATTCCAATATTCTGATGGCTTCCTCCGGGGTGATCCCGTTAGCTTTCAGATATGCTATCAGTCCCCGAATCTTTGTCTTTTCCATTTCCCTTGTCCTGTTCCTGTGCGGGCGCTTCGATTTTCACGGGCTCCCGGGGTTTCCCGGCGTCCTTCAGCGGCCCCATATTGAGCGGGACGAGGTGGATATTGCCGCCGACGACCGGGTCCATGTCCTCCTTCTCGCGGATCTCGTTGATGGACATGGCGCCGATCCCGAACATCTCGCGGTAATATGTGCCCCTGGCGGCCGCGTCCGCCCGCAGGAGTCCCTCGACGTTGTGCTTGTAGTAGAGACGGCCGCGGCCAGAGTATTCCCTGTCACTCTTCTGGAGGAGCTGCATATTGAAGTTCTGTTCGAGACGCACGAGCCAGGGCAGGATGGAATCCGTGACGAAGGAGATCTGCTCGCTTTCGATATTGGAAAAGGATGATTTTGTGAGGTCCTTGAGTTTGTGAGGGGGAAGGTTGAACCAGCGGGCGATCTCGGGGATCTGGAAGTTGCGCGACTCGAGGAACTGCGAGTCCTTTGGGTCGATCACGATCTTCTGGAACTTCATCCCCTCCTCGAGGAGCATTAGCCGGTGAGTGTTCCCGAGGCCGCTGTAGGTGTCCATGAGGGATTTTTTCAAGTTCGAGTGGGCCTCGGGACTGAGCTGGCCGGGGTGCTCGACGATGACGCCGGGGTGCGTGCCCTCGCCGAAGAAGCGCGACCCGAAGGTCTCCATCGCCATGCCGAGGCCGATGGACTTCCGGGCCATGGCCACGACGGAATATCCCACGAAGCCGTCGAAGCCGAGGCCGGGAACGTGGAGCACCTTGTCGCGGCCGAGGATTATGTCCGGCTCCCCGGTCATGCGGATCCGGTACTTCAGCTCGCCGCCGATCATTTCGGGGCGGACCCGGTTCGGGGTGATGGGCCAGAGTTCGGCCACCTCGCCGTAGCCGTTCCGGAGGATCTCGGCGTAGCCGTTCCCCCAGGCGAGGATGTGCGCCACGAGGCATTCCCTGAACGCCATGGCCGTCATGAACGGGTTCGCGGAGTCGTGCATAACGCCGTACATGGTGCGGTCGTCGGCGATTCGCTTCTTCTCGCCCTTGCGCTGCATGAGGTGAAGGGGGAGCGCGGCGATGGTGCCGGAGATGAGGGAGACGGCGTTGTAAACGGCGGAATAGGTGAGTGCTGTGCTCTCCGTGACGTTCTCGCCGGAGATGGACTGGGATCCGAAGAGGTTCCAGAGCGAAGTATTCCACGCCTTCTCGTTGGTCAACGAGAGATCGCGGAACAAGAAGGACCGGATCTTACCGAGTATGGACAAAAGGGCCATCCTCTTTCAGAATGACCCGATTGTAAGGGTTGGATGAGGGGGATTGCAAAGACAGGAGTGGTCTTATTACGCTGAAGTGGTCTTATTACACTGTTTTTTTATTCATCCGGGATGATCCGGCTCGCCAGGCGAAATTTTACGATCGATTCCCTGGTGACGCGGATGACGCGCTTATATTTTTCCGCCTCCAGGAGCCCGTGGTCGATCCAGAGGTAGATCGTCTTCTCGGTCACGTCGAAGTATGTGGCCACCTCGTCAACCCGGAGCAGCGATTTCTTCGGCAGATCGGTCATGGGCATTTCCCTTGGCTCATTTCAGCGCCGCCCCGCATTCGATGCACATCAATGCGGGTTGCTGGACGGTCAGCTCCTGGCCCGTCGGCGACATGAGCGGCGGAATAGTGTAGGCCATGAAGACCTGCTGAAAATACTGTCCGCCGCATTCACAGCTCTTCTGGACGGCGTTCTTCAAGTCGACATGGATCTGCTGCCCGGGCTTCAGTTCCTTCATTTGCATATTCATTTTTTCTCCCATCTTTCCCTCCTTTCGGGGGCGGGGGTCATTTCTCACCGATGATTTCATCCCTCAACGTCTATCGGCATCGCGCCCTCTAAAATAATCTAAGGAAGCATTATTATGATTTCTTTTCCGCACCTTGCACACTTCTTTTCTGGATTGCGAAATAGCGTGACTGGTCTCGATTCTTTGTAATCGTGACGGTTATGATTGCACTCATCAGGGCAGATTAGACGCATTTCTTTATCGCCTGTTTGCTCATTATATTTGCCTGTCCACTCTGATACGTTCTTCTCTTTACCGCAATCGTAGCAGAACATAATCGTTATCCCTCCTTCTCGCCGACGATTTCTCTAAGTTTCTTCACTTGGTCTGCCTGTCTTGTGTCTGCCCACTTTCTCACCCTCTCAAGGGTCTTGAGAAGGTCGGCAACTTCTGCATCAAGCCGTTTAATTTCCTTCTGGAGCATATCGTTTGCCTCTATATATCCGTCCCTCTCTCTCTCACACTCCTCAAGCCGGGTGCGGAGGTCTTGAACTTCGTTTGTCAAAAAATGTATCGTTGGATTATATTCCGCTTCACTCATCTTTCCCTTCCTGTTCATCGCAAAACCCCCGCCCCCTTCCCCTTTTTTCACCAGCCACCCCTTGTCCATAACCCGCTCCTTTTTAAATTAAAACGCCATCAATGACTTATTTTGAATGTTCTTTTTTATCAGGTATTGTCGGTAGTTTTATAAACGGACTGCCCTTATGTTTTTTCCTAAACCCAATAATCCGCAGTATTTTTGACAACAACGATTCATGAGGATACTTAAAAACCGTCTTGCTGTGTGTAAAAACTACTTTCATATTACCTCCCGTTAGAATGCCATTCTCGCCGTGATTTCCTCCGGCGTTTTTCCTTCATAGACAGATTTCGGGCCCG